AAGGTCGGCGGTGATAAAGCTCATCTAGCCATGGAAAAGATGGTGGCTTACATTCAACGAAAGCTTGGAGAGAAGCTGATCAAGATTCCCGGTGTTGAGCATTATCACAATTCCGACGATACGGGTTATGGTTATCGCTACGTGTTCGCAGGTTCAACTCGTTGTATTAGATTCAACTGGAACACTGAGCCGAAGGCCGGTCAAACCGCTGAGATCATGTCAATCGACATCTTCACCGGCAAGCATGATCCTTCATTCACGGTTCGGACGAAGGGCATGTCACTCGTCAAAGCGCTTCCAGCTTTAGTAGGTATTCTTCACTCGCCCACCCTTGGTAAGCAACTGATCTTCCCCGTTGATGAAACTGAAGCTGTTGCTGAGACCGCTGTTGCGGAAAGCAGCATCTTCGAAGCGAAGAGAGACGACTTTACTGCTAAGGAGGCTCTGACAGATTTTCTAAAGCAGCTTACTGCTGGCAAAACTTTCACTCGTTCTGAATTCATTGGTACATACCACATCGTTCATGTTGGTATCTTCGACACTGTCATGCGTGACTTCAAGGAGAAGTTCACTATTGATGGTAAGCGCATTGCTATCAAGCCTGGTACACGTGTAGATGCTCTGGCAGATTCTATCCTTTCCAAGGCGGGTGTTATCGAGGTTTCCACAGGTGGCACTAAGGAAGTCTACCTCAAGACAAAGCAAGAAGAAGCGGTTGAAGGTGGCGAACAAGGTGATGATCGCATTCCTTATGGTGATGTTCTCGAACATCTAGAGGGTCTGGTACAAGGTATCATTAAAGGCGCCTTCAACGCCCTGTTTGTTGCCGGAAAAGGTGGAACCGGAAAGACGCAAACCGTTGAGCGCGTGCTTCACGCTAATGGTTTAACGGACGGTAATGGTTACTTCAAGAACACTGGCTCTGCTTCTGCAGCCGGCGTCTATACGCTTTTGTACCACCACAGAAACGACATCATTCTGTTTGACGACTCTGACGGTGCTCTTGCTGACCAAGATGCTCGCAACCTCATCAAGGCCGCCACCGACACCAAGAAGTCGCGTAAGATGGTTTGGAACAAGAAGTCCTCGTTCATCTTTGACCCTGACGATGAGAATCCGGAGGACTATGAAGATGATCTAAGTATGGCTCCTAAGTTCTTCGAGTTTAAAGGTCGCATCATCTTTATCTCAAACCTGCCACTCAATAAGCTGGATCCAGATGGCGCTCTTCGTACTCGTGCGTTCGTCATCAACGTAGATCCAACCGATGAAGAACTGCTTGAACATATGGGTAAGATTCTTTTTGACATCAAGCTCGAAGATGGTCTGACCCTTTCGGCTGATGAACGTAGAAACGTTCTAGCTGTCGTCAAGCGCTCAAAGCGTAAGGGTGATTTGTCCCTGCGTAAGCTCGTTCGAGCCCTCAACCTTGCAGCATCCGGTGCACCTAACTGGGAAAAGCTGGTTTTGCTATATGCTTAGCGCAGGTTAGAAAGTGCACCAATCTTTCCACAAGTGCCACCCCCTATGGAACACGGTGACGCATCTTGTAGCTCGTCAAGCCCCTTGTAACAATCTTCCAGAGCTGTTACAACTTGAATGTGTACATCCTGCTGGATAGGTGTATAATAGCATTATCTACTGGAGATTGTGATGGAATTTCAAGACTGGATGTTCGACTCCTACATCGAAACCGCCTTGTACGATTATCAGGCCGGTCCTGTCAACGAGTTCCAAACGCATGACGTTTTTGGACGTCCCCAATATCCTGAGTTGACTCCCGCTCCCTACAACGACTGATTGTTACAAACTTTTACACTCTACCTGTTTACTTTATGACAGGTAGAGTGTAAAATAGCCTCATGATCAAGCAAATCAAGAAGCGTAAGCGTCGTTCAGACCGTCGGCACCTCGTGTACGTGGTTCAGAACGTTGTCACAGATGAATTCTATGTTGGAATTGCTGCCTGCGTGGATCGCTCTGGTAAAGAAACGCTTGCAGCCCGTTGGTGCCGCCATGTTGGTCGTGCTTTTAACCAAGACAAGAACTGGGCTCTGTGCAAATCGATTCGCACCTACGGTCCCGATGCCTTTGTTCCCATCATCTTCGACTTTGTTCGCGGCAAGGCTGAAGCCTACCGCGTTGAGACCGAGATGCGTAAAACCGGTCAATTCGCTCTGAATACGGTATGAAACTCTTTCTCGCAAGATTCTGGCTCGACATCATTCTGTACATGAAGGGTGAGACCAACTTTCAGGAACATCACCTCTCGTCCCTTCCTCCTTAAGAGAACAATGACGAAGAGTTTTCACCATGTTCAACTACACAGTTTGATGTGAGGAAGAAATGAAGGTTGTTGGTTTTTATTTTGATGACGAAGAAGATGCAGGCGGCTACAGGGCCATTAAGAAGTCTGCTTACGAGCGGGTCAAGAAGCCCAAGTGGCATAAGGAAGACGAGAAGAAGCCACGTAATGACAAGCGGCGCAATCATCGCAGTCCTCGTGGTTTGGATACTCGAGGTAACTGGTGAGTCGAGTCCTAGCAACCAGAAGCTAGAGAAGAAAAGATCACAAACCACTTAAAGGCAAGCAAGCAATGTCCACTAAACGAAAGCCCGAGTTCTTTAACGAGTTCTACCCTATCGAGATCAAGCAGGAACGCTGCAAAATCATCGAGAATCTGACGCGAGAGATTCTACGCGGCGTCGAAAACCAGTACGGTCCTCCATACGCCCACCCACTGCAATCCCGCTTCGAGACATCGGTGGCAGCGTGCATGCTTCCTTTCTTCCAGACGAACCACAAGATGTCGAGTGCTTGGACACTTGATCACGGTGATACCTACAGCCTAATCGCGCAAGCGTTCCGTGAAGCCATGAGGTACAATCATGGCGAAATTCTGACCCCGTTCTTAGGTGATAAAGAAATGGAGCGTAAGTTCCAAGAAGAATTCGGAAACCCAACCTTCAACTGGAGTGAAGAGGCTACTCCCGATCTAGTAGGTGCTTGGGGAATGGCGCGCAAGAACTATTTGGGAGTCGAAACGCGGCTGGTGTCCATGCGCGTGCTGCACGCTCTGCTTCGAGCTAGCAAGCACCGCTACATTTCATTGGACGGCTTTACCGAAATTCATGAAACGTTGTTGCATCGGCGCACGCACTTTTTGCGCAACTACCTGATGTTTGGTATGATGATCGGTGGATCTGTAGCGAAGGCGACAGCGCGCGAATGCATTCGCAAATTGCTTTGTGATCCGGATGATCCGGACGCCAGCTGTGACTACTCCACCATCCAATATCTGCATGCAGATGGACAAGTTCCCAACATTTACAATCCAGAAACTGAAGATTCATTTCACAACGCCATCGTCAAGGCGTATGAGGAACTCGCATGAACAACTACGATCGTGAGCTCAACAGGGGTATGAAGGTCTTCAGCAAATTGTATGTTGGGCTGAAGGAGCAAGGTAATGGTAAGCCCGATCTGGGCTTTGCGACTCCCTTCGAGAACAATGCGGCCTTCCGCAAGCGCAAGGAAACGGTTGACAGGTGGGTTGGCCATTATCAACTCAAACTGGATGCAGCTGGAACTGCCTATGAATATGATGAGCATGGTGATCTTATTCGGATAAAGACAGAACCGCGACACAAGATCGTCGACAACAAGCCGCGAAGCGGCTTTCGCATCACAGATGACATCAAGCGAGTTTACTGGGGTGGTGGCAATGTTGTTTGGCGCGTCTACGATCCCGAAGGTTTCGAGCTGGAGATCCAATCTAGAAATTTGATGGCCATCATTCAGACCGCTGGTCTCAACGAGGGTGGCGTTATCCCAGGTTGCTGTTTGTGGGGTCGAGATGGCAAAGACAACATTCTGCTTCATGAGAAGTCGGAAGAGTACAAGAATGCCATTAAAGCGGCTGAAACACTGAAACCTATCAAGCACGTCGAGACCTCTAAGCGCATCATTGGTACCAAGTACTTGATGCAGGGTGGACGTGAAGGCATCTTTCTCGGCAAGTTCTGGATCATTCGCGATGACTATGCCGACAGCGCATTTGGCGATCGCTTTGATGCCAAGGTAGGAATCCTTGCTGTTAGCGGTAACGTGACAAAACGCGTAATGAAGGAACCCGAAGCCTTCGATGCTGTTATGTTTGGCGATAACGACTTCTACATCAAGCTATACAAGAAGGCGCCACTGATCCGTCCTGTTGAAGAACCAAAGTCGATCACCCAAGAGGCTGCTTATTCTCGGCTGAAGAATGCTTCTAGCGTTTCCTTTGTATCTTCCTCGATGAGTGGGCGTATCGCCTTTATCCACTACAAGAAGTTCGCTGGCTACAAGTATGAGATCAATAAGATGCGCGACAGCATCTTTAATGATCAATTGAAGATGATAACCGATAGTAGCGACTACTACTTTGTTAATGGAAAGACAAAGCAAACGTACTCTGCTGGAAGCTTACATGCCTTCTTTGGTACTTACGGTTCAGAAGCCTCGATCATCGCGCTAAAGCGAGGTGAAAAGTTCTACTCATCGTTCAAAGAGCTTGCGATTCCGTACTATCACGCGCGAGATATAACGGCCTACCACACGATGTGGCCACTTGATGTTCAGGACAAGATGATCAGCGAGTTCCACGTTGAAAGTTACTCTATTAACGAAAGCTATCGTCGGCCTGACAAAATTCTGAACGACCGCCACCATGTTTCCAGTATCACGATCCCCTCATTTACGGATAGGAAGTTAATCGCCAACTGGTTCAGAGGGCAGTACGAACAGGGTAACCTATTTGAAGTTCAAGTTCAACCACTACAGGAGTAATTATGGATGAGTTCGATGGATTTATGATCAAGCCAGTCGAAGGTGTGAAGGGTATCTGCTTCGAGAAAATCTTGGAGCAACCCAATCTGAGCGCGATCACCAAGGAAACCGCCCGTAGGCTGATGGATACCCCTTATCTTCAGCTTGGAGACTGGTTCAAATCGTTGACGAACGGCGATCTGACGGTGCTCAACTTTATGGTGGAAAACGCGAATGAGGACATTAATGCGCTTGAAGATCTAATCGTTCTTTCCGAGATGCTAGCCCGTGCGGAAGGTGCGGATGCTATCAGAGTCGGCGATGCCCGTGCGAACGTGAACCACTTCATTACCCTTATTACGATTGTTTCACTTCATCGTAAGGGCTTGGTGGACGCGTTTTACGAGAACATGTCCTTCGGATCTGACATGGCTGACAAGATTGTCGCCAAACTGAAGGACGGGATCAATCTGTAACATTTGTTACACAACCGCCGAGGAGAAGATTGTTACAATCTTCTCAAACCGTTACAATTTTCTCCTCAAAAACTGTGTACTTTTTCCGCAGGAGGTGTATAATAGCCTTATCGATTGAATAACTGAGGAACTCCTGATGTCGAATATCGCTGCTCTGTCCTTCGAACCCCACACCGGCAAGTGGACTGCTACCTATGCTGGTAAGGTTCTGGCAGCTTCGCACAATAAGGAGTACGTGATTAGGAACATTCGCAGCGGGAACTGCACCAAGGCGAACCTCGCGAAGGTCACTGATGTCCGTGAGATTGGTACCACTACTGTGAACGAAGTTACGGGCAAGACCGAGAAGGTCGACCGCTTCGGTATCAACGAGCGCTTCGACTTCCTGACCGACTTCGTGAAGATGGTTGCGGATCGCACCTCGGCTTCTCTGCTGGTCACTGGGGAAGGTGGTCTTGGGAAGACGTTCACAGTAAACAAGTCGCTCAGGGACGCTGGTCTCAAGAACTCGGCAGATGAAATTGGCTTTGGCTCTGACAGCACGTTGCTCGAAGAGCAATCCCGCAAGGTCTACACCGTCGTCAAGGGCTACTCGACGGCCAAGGGTCTCTATCGCACCCTCTACGAAAGCCGCAATCGCATCGTAGTCTTCGACGACTGTGACTCGGTTCTCCGTGATCCAGTTGCACTGAACCTTCTCAAAGGTGCCCTGGATTCCTACGATCGTCGCATCATCTCCTGGAACGCGGAATCGTTCGGTGATGACGATCTGCCCCGCTCGTTCGAGTTCAGGGGTGGTGTGATCTTCATCTCGAACATGCCGATCTTCAAGATCGACCAAGCCATCCGAAGCCGCGCGATCTGCGTGGACCTCTCCATGACGACTGCGCAGAAGATCGAACGTATGCGCGCCATCATCAAGGGTGACGACTTCCTGCCTGACTACGATCAATCTGTCAAGGAAACTGCTCTGTCCTTCTTGGACAAGATGAAAGACGAAGCCAAGGAGATCAGTCTTCGTACGCTGATTTCTGTGACCAAGGTAGCTGCCCGTGGTGGCAACTGGGAACGCCGCGCTGAGTACCTCCTGACCGCTGTATGATTAGAGTTCGGTCCATGTAACATTGCTAGTGTAGAGAGGAACACGACATGAATATCTTTATCTGGGAATCCTACGACAACATTCAAGTCTTTGAGACGGAGACCAACGAAGACATTCGGAAACTGTTGCATCGGATGATGTCTATTGTCGATGATTGGGGTGAAGAC